ATTTTTTGAGGGCGCGACAATAGCTATAACAGGCGTTGAAGCATACATAAATGGCAATAAAACAATATCTGCAATAGTAGATGAATATACTTTTAGAATTACAACAACAGGTGCAACAGTTCATACCGATTATAGATATTCAATTCCTAATGGTATTGCTTCTGAAAATACTTTAGTCCAATACAACGGCGTAGCAGCTGTAGAAGAAGCTGTGCTACAAATCGCTGTAGACGTATTCCAATCAAGATTAGCTGCAGGTGGCACACAACAAGCCCTTGATTACACACCAGCGCCATACCGAATGGGCAGAACTCTTTTGTACAAAGTCACAGGTTTAATTAGTAAATATATTGACTCTAATAGTCAAGTAGGTTAATTTATGGCTTTAAGTACTTTACGCGCAGGGCTTAAAAGCGCAATAACAGATAACACAAAATATTCTGCCTATGATCACGTGCCAGATATTATTATTCCACCAGCAGCTCTTATTTTAGCTGGCGACCCATACCTTGAACCAATCGCTATTGGTAACTCAAAAAATTGGTACGTAAGACTAACTCTTGAAATAGTCAGCACTACGTATTCAAACCCAAGCGCATTAACAAACTTGGAAGATGATATAGAAACAATCTTGGCACTAATACCGACTAATTGGGTTATACTGTCAGTATCTAGTCCGAGAATTAGGCAGACAAATAGCACAGATTTGCTATCTGCTGAAATCCAACTACAAACAGCCTACACAGGCTAGGAAAGGCAACAATGGCAACAACTATTTTAAGTGGTCGTCAATTAACTTTGAGTGTTAATGGAAATTTATACTCAGAGCAAATTACTTCTTCTGCTATCAACTTTGATACAGAAAGATTAACTTTTGACACCCTTGCAGGCAAAGCCTACAAATACATTGACTCAAACGTTACACTTGACATTGAGTTTTTGAACGACGTAGGAGCAACACCAAACAGCTTGTACAAAGTATTATGGGACGGCACAGAGTCAGCCCCAGATACTACAATTGCGTTTATTATGACATTAAGAACTGGTGTAACATTAACTGGTTACGTATTGCCACAATATCCAAGCGTTACAGCTTCAGGTGCAGACGTACAAACTTGTTCAGTATCACTACAAGTTGTAGGTATCCCAACCGAAGACCTAACAGCGTAACAACAACAACAAACAGAACAGGGGCACACAAATGCTTAAACTTAAATTAACGTGGGAATTAGAAACAGGTGAGAAGTTTGAAGAATGGACTAGACCAATCGAACTTTCATTTGCAGAAAAAGAATTATATTCAAGTAAGTCAATTGTTAAAATACTTATTGACGAAAGCACACCAAGTAACACACTTCTTTTATTTTTGGCTCACAAGATTCAACAACGCGTCACAAAAAAGGTTGAAAACTTTGACACTTGGAAAAGTAAAGTTACCGATATTGCAGCTTCTGATTTTGAGACAGCAAATTTTACCAAGCCCGAAGTCTTGGGCGAATAGCAGTAGAACTGGCAATAGCAACTGGGATAACACCCGACTATTGGCTCAATGCAGAACCCGAAATATGGGCAACGGCTATAGACATATTGAACGTGCAAACTAATGGCTAAAGCGATTCAGTTAGTTAAAGTTGATAAAGATTATCGTGGGCTTCTTCGCGCTTTTAGTAAAATGGACGATATTGCAAAAAATGATATGAAAAAGATAGCACAAAGTTTAGCCGAACGTGGTGCTAATTATGCTAAAGGCGCAGCTAATAACGCACCATATAATGTTAAACAAGCTAGAGCTGTTGCCGAATCTATTAAAATATCTAAATCAGATAAAGCACCAAGTTTTAGTATTGGTGGTAGGCAAAAAGTTGGCTCTAGTGCTTTTAGTGCTGGTTATGTGATAATGGGTAATGAATTTGGATCAAAGCAATATAAACAGTTTCCTAGACGCTCTGGCAAGGGTGGTAAAGAGGGTTGGTGGTTGTATCGTGCTATGTCAAGATTTCAACCTACAATCGCTCAGGAATGGCTTAAAGGTTATGAACAAATTAGAGACGCTTGGAAAGCAGGTTTATAATGGCTGACATTAGGACGCTCAAACTTGCGCTTTTAGCTGATACAAAACAATTTATTGACGGGCTTGATAAAGCCGATAAAGAAACAAGAAGTTTTAGCGATAAACTTGGTGGCGCATTAAAAGCAGGTGCTTTGGCTTTTGCAGCTCTTGGCGCTGCAGCTGGCGCAGCTGCAATTAAAATAGGCATAGACGCTGTCAAAGCAGCTATAGAAGACGAAAAGGCTCAAGCGTCTTTAGCGCAAACTTTACGTAATACAACTAAAGCAACTGACGCACAAATTGCAGCTACAGAAGAATTTATTGACAAAACAGCTAGAGCAACTGGCGTAGCTGATGATCAACTTAGACCAAGCCTACAAAGACTTTTAGTTTCAACTAAAGATTTAACGCAAGCACAAAAACTACAAGCATTAGCACTTGATATATCAGCAGGCACAGGTAAAGATTTATTAAGTGTTTCAGACGCTTTAGCCAAAGCCTCAGACGGCAATTTTAAGGCATTAAAGAATCTTGGTGTTGAACTTAAAACAAGTGAGACAGTAACTAAAAAGGTTAAAGTATCACAAACAGATCTTAAAGAAGCACAACTTAAAAACGAAGACGCTTCGCTACGTTTAGCAAGTGCTCAAGAAAGATTAAACAAAGCAATTACTAAAAATGGCGCAGAAAGCATTGAAGCCCAAAAAGCACAGAACGCTGTAGAGCGTGCCCAAATAAGTTTAGATAAAGCCTCTGGTAAATATAACGACACAGTTGATAAACAAGGCAAAACCATAAAGGTTACTAAAGAAGAAACTATAAGTTTTGATGAAGCTGTAAGACAATTAACTGAAAACTTTGCTGGTCAGGCTGACATAGCAGCTAATACTTTTGCTGGTCGTATGGCTAGAATTAAAGTTGCTTTTGATGAAGCTAAAGAAAGTTTAGGAACAGCTCTTTTACCTATCTTAGAAAAGTTTGCTAAATTTGCAACAGACAGCCTTGTTCCAGCATTACAAGGAATTATTGACGGATTAACAGGTAAAAAGAAATCTGTTGTACCCTCTCTTGGAATGTTTGCAGAAGAAAGTAATAGTGCTGAAGACGCAGGTTATGGATTTGGTACAGCATTAAGAGAAATGGCAACTCAACTAGCAGGATTAAATGTGGGAATTACAGAAGCAAATAGTGAAAAAGGATTAACTGGTTTTATTAACAATCTTACAAAGTTATTAGAAATCATTAACGCAATAATTAGCCCTTTTACAAAACTTGTTGAATTGTCGCAAAAATTTGCTCAAACAGAATCACAAAGAAGAATAGAATTACCTGCACTAATACCAGAAACTACTAACCCTAATTCTATATTTAACAGACCTGCAGCTACAGTTACTAACATTTATAACAACATTAAAGGTGCTATTGATCCACAAGCCACAGCTAGAACAATCACCAAAGTACAAAACACAGCAAATAAAACAACAGGTATAAAACCTTTTAACTTCGGCTTTAGATAAACCTATGACAGTATATACACCAACATATAGGGTAACAATTGCTGGAGTTGTACAAACGTCAACAACTTTAGAAGACGGCACAATCACTTATGGTCGTAATGATTTTTTTGAGGCAACACAGCCAAGTTATTGCAACATAGAACTATTAAACCTTGACGGCACAAGTCCTGTAGTTGAATTACTTGACACAGTACTTATAGAAGTTACTGACTCAACAGGTGCATACATAAAATTATTTACTGGTGAAGTGTCAGGTGTTTATAACAGATTTGAGGGCGCTGGTTTAGGTGGTAAACCTAACACTTTACAGATTCAAGCAATTGGTGCTCTTGGTTTACTTGTTAAACGTTACGCTGGTGGTGTTGCTTACCCTGAAGAACTTGACGGGGCACGTATTCAACGTATTTTAGAAGAAACATTATTTGTTGCTTGGGAAGACATAAGTAATACTTTTACTTGGAATGATTTTACAACTGAAACTTGGGCTAACTATGGTGTACAAGGCATAGACACAATTGACGCAGGACGTTACGAAATGCTAGCTAGAAGCGCACAAGTACAACAAGCGTACGAATTAACAGACATAACTCAACAATCAGGTTTAGGTTATTTGTATGACACAGCAGATTTTGAGATAGGTTACGCAGACGCAGAACGCAGAAGCGAAAACTACACAACCAATTTGATAGAACTTGACGCTGACCTTGTTAATGCTGATATACAAACCAGATTGCAAACAGCAGATATTGTTAACAGCGTAGTAATACAATATGATGACCCAGTACTTGAAGTTGTAGCACAAAATGATACGTCAATAAATAATTATGGTTTGCTTGAAGAAATTAGATCAACAATACTTGCAGAAACAGTTGACGCAACAGAACAAGCCACAAATTTTGTTAATTACAGAGGAACACCTAAAACGTCACTTGAAGCCGTATCGGTAAACCTTGCCCATTCAGATATGACTAATACAGTTAGAGACGATTTATTAGCTGTGACTATGGACAGTTTGCTTTACCTTGACAATATCCCAGTAGGGCTTATACCTGAGGGCTATTTTGAGGGTTTTGTTGAGGGTTGGACTTGGACACTTGGACGTAAAAACCTAGAACTAACTATGTCTGTTTCTAACTCAATTTACTCAACTTTAGATGTACAATGGGAAGACTACAACGCTTTAATACAATGGCAAAACCTAGATAATGCTACTCGTTGGCTTGACGTTATTTAAGAAAAGGATAAACTAGAACAATGGCAACTACTACCCCTAATTATGGTTGGGCTGTACCAACTTCAACTGATCTTGTAAAAGACGGCGCTACAGCTATTGAAACTTTAGGTGACGCTATTGACGCGTCTATGAATACAGCTCTTGGTACTAAAAAGGCTGGAATGGTTTTATTGAATACGACTAGTTTTAGTGCAGTAGCCAGTCAAGCAATACCAACAATTTTTAGTGCAACATACGATTTTTACAAAATAGTTTTAGATTTAACTGCTAATTCTGTTGATAATACAACTTCAATAAAATTACGTTCAGGTTCAACAGATTCTTCTACAAGTTATTATTATGGCTATGCCGGTCAATATGAAAGTTCTACTGTAAGAACTGAATATGGTTCAAATGTTTCTGGTGGTTGGTGGGCTGGCACTATGGATTTTGGAAACACAGGACATTATGTAACAGCTAATTTTGATTTGTACAGACCATTTTTAGCAGTTCCAACAACATTTACTTATACTTCTACTTCTATGAATTACACAGGTTCAGTAAGTGGTAACGCTGGCGGTGGCCAACACAGAGTATCTACTTCTTATGATGGTTTTAATATAGTTGCTGACACAGGAACAATTACAGGCAAAGTTCAAGTTTACGGATATAACCAATAGGAGTTATGACAATGGCTAAACCTAAAGAAGAACAGATTTTTATTGGTATAGATGACCAAGTTATTGAATTAACTGGTGCAGATAAAGAAGCATTTATTGCTCAACGCGAAGCCGACAATGCTGAACGCGCACTACTCGAAGCCGAGTATAAAGCCAAACAAGACTCACGTGAAAGTGCTATTAAAAAGTTAGCAGAAATAGCAGGACTAACAAAAGATGAACTTAATGCAATCCTTTAACTATAAACAATTATCACTAGCTGCAATTGCTTTCTTAGCAGCTTGGCAAGCAACAGACTTCGCCCTTGATTATCGTGCTGTATTAGGTGCTGTCGTAGCTGCTTCAATGGGAGCTATGAACCCTAATGTTAAAACCAAGATTAAGTAAAGCAGCTGAGCAATTACGCTCTGAAATAAATACTAAATACCCTAAACGCGATAAACGCTCGGACGGCTGGATAGGCGACACAGCACACAAAAAACGCATAGCCTCAGATCATAACCCAGATAAAAATGGGTGGGTACGTGCTATAGATATTGACTCAGACCTTGTTAAAGGCTCATCTAAAGAATCGTGGCTATTAGCCGAACAGATTAAGACAATTGCACTCAAAGGCGACAAAAGAATTAGTTACATTATTCACCAACACCGAATAGCCTCATCAAAAGAAAATTGGGCTTGGCGTGTCTACAAAGGCTCTAATCCTCACGTATCCCACCTTCATATATCCTTTACTAAATCGGGCGACCTTGACGGAAAGGTATTTGAGATATGAGTAAACCTAAAGCAAAGAAAACAGTTATTGAATTACCAGATGTTATGGCTAGTGAACTTGTACGAATCATTAACACAGCTCACGAAGAAGGCAAACTGATTACAGGCTTTGTTTGTTGTTTAGAAATGTTTGACGGCAAAAAAAAGACAATTAAAATTGCAGCTAATCAAGATATGCCACAACACTCAGTATTTGGCATTATTAATTATGCAGCTGAAAAGTACCAATTTACTGTTGCACCTGACGAAGATGAAGATGATGATTTCTATGATCCAAATTGGTTTGACGGACAATGATAAACGAACTAATTGGCATTATTGGTTTACTTGTTACCATTCTTGTTTTGACAATTAGAGCAACTGTTGAACTGACTAAAATGAAATCGCAATTGTTTCCTAATGGTGGAAGTTCTTTGGCAGATAAAGTGACACGCCTACAAATAGATGTTGTCAAAATTCGTAGTACTATAGATAGTATTAGTACAGAGTTAGGTAAACCTAAACGAAAGAGGTAACGTATTAAGCGTTACGTAATTATCTCAGATTTGCAATACCCTTTTATTAAGAAATCGTACGTTGAAAGCCTTTTAGATTACATAGATTACGTTAAACCAGATAAATTACTTTGTGTTGGTGATGAACTTGATTGTCAAACAATATCAACTTATGCACGTGGAACAGCCTTAGAGTTTGAGGGTTCGTTACAAAAGAATATAATAGGACTTAAAGGCTTACTCAAAGAATTCCGTAGTGCTATTGGACGCAGTAAGCCTTTCCAAATTCAACGAAGCAATCACACAATACGAATTGAAAAATACATAAGTCGTCACGCACCAGCGTTTAGTGTTATTGACGCAATCAAAATAGAAAACTTACTTGGCTATAACGACAAAGATATAAAAGTCACATATAACAGATCATTAACAGAAGTTGCTAAAGGCGTAATTATGGGTCACGGGGACGAGGGCAGGCTTTACAATCA